CCATTTTTTACCCTTGTTAGGTCCTGAAGTAATTACTGGATACTGACCATCTTTGCCTTTTGGCGGGGAAGCAGTAGCGCCATCTGGCGGACTCATTACTTGATTTTCTTTAACATCTTTCTTAGCAAATGGATTTACACCTTTCTTTGGACCAGCTTTTTTATCAGCAACTGCTTTCTTCATCGGCTCTTTCTTGTCGCCGTCTTTGTCCATGTCTAAGAAGTCTGGTTTCTTACCTTCAGCATAAACGCCTTGTCCGTAGGTTTCGTCAACAGCTTTGTCTCTGTTGTCAAACTTTTCGCTGTCTTTCATTCCCCAAGTCTTAGCACTCTTAGGACTTTGTTTTTGTTTTGGAGCACGATCTTGTTTTTCTGCAGCACTTTGAGCTTTGGCATGGCTCTTCTTGCCTTTGCCTGACTTGTCATCTGCTTCACCGTCATCTTTGTAGCTAGTGTTTTTATGAATAACACCTGTGTCAGTTTTAGTCAATGTACCAGTAGGAGTCTTTTTAGAATCTCCAGTTTTCTTTAACTCGCCTTGCTCTTCTGAAACTTCTTCATCATCCGGAATACCATTCTTGTTAGCATCAATACGCTTGCTAGCTGCATGGAACGCTTTAGTTTGACGCTTGTATTTTTCAACCTTGCCTTTGACATGATCTGGAACTGGAGTTGCTTCGCGATAAATCATACCAGTGCCGCCGCATTCTGTACATGACTCTTCACCACCACTAATAACACCTTCTTTAACGGACGACTTTGACCCTTCTTCTTTCTGCTTCTTATCAGCTTGAAGTTTCTTTAATTGTGCAACCTTCTCTTTAGCTTCCATCAGCTTGCCTTTGATAGCAGCCTTTTGACTTTCAGAGTACATTTCAGCAGTCTCTAAGTGGGAACCGTATTCAGAGATTTTCATCTCGTATTCCAAGTAGTGATAGACTGAAGCAATGTAATCGGCAGCTTTGGTAATCTTAGCCTGAACCCATCCTTCTAATTGATCTTCATCTTCCATTCGTTTGAATAGTTTTAAAGAATAGTTGGCTAGCTTATATAGGTCAGCTTTGGCCATTGCGCCTTCGCGATCGGTTTCGCCTTGTGGCATCATGTTTGTGTTATCTGGTTGCATGTCTTGCATGGTTAAACTCCGTTATAGTTGTATTTAGCGTCTTTTGATAGTTGGGCCACCGAAAAGACTGGCGCCTTTAGCATCTAGCCCATTCTTAGCAGTTCCGTCTGCGTTTTTAGGTTGCTTTACTTTGGGCTGTGGCGGTGCTTTTGTACCACCTGGACCACCTGGTTTACCCAAGTAACTGACTTTGCCCCGTGCTGGGCCGGGACTATGATGCGGATTAACCACAGTTCCTATGCTGGCAGTACTTGTTGATCCTGCTGTTGCCATTTCGGCAATTATATCATATATTTTCATATTACTTTCCTACCGGTTTTTCACCGGTCAAATATGGTAAGCTAAACCAGAGTTTAAACCACTCTGGTGTACCTGGCCGAATATTATGTTGCTTCATTAGCTGTCCTTTGGCATCACCAGTGGCACTAATGTTGCTACCTTGCATTCCGCGGTATTCGTGTAAGCGAGCTTCTCCGCCCAACCCACCTAGTCCAGCCAATGCTTTTAATTCGTGTATAGGGTCATCTGGAGCTAGATAACAATCTTCTTCCGATGATTGATTTAGATCCTGTGTTGTAATCTTATACTGCTTCATTGCGCCCTTTTAAGGATGCTCTTAACATCCAACTATGTTTTTTATGTGCGTCCATACGGGCTGCAAAGAAATCGCTGAGATCGTAGTCTTCTGATTGCTCGGACATTTTAAATACAATCTTAAACATATCTGTCATTTTTTCGCTGTCTGCTAATAGTTCAGATAGCATTTGTTCCGCTGGCAACATTTCTGTTTCGTCTTCAATTTGTGTTAACATTGAAAATCTTTGAAAACTGCCCGGAGTGTATGTACCTGCTTTACGAATATTCTCTGCGAAAGAATCGATACTACCATATACTTCTTCGTATATGTCTCCAAATAGTTCGTGATATTGTACAAAGTTAGGACCTTCTACGTTCCAATGAAAGAAATGAGCTTTAAGATAAAACGCAAATTCACTTGCGAATGCTGTCTTTAATGCTAAAAAATATTTGTCCATCTTAAACTCCGTATTGATTTGTTTTGCGCTTTGGAACAGGGCTTACGCTGTGAGTAGAATCAAGCTCTCTGCTTTTCATGTCGCCGTTGTTTAAGTCTTTGTAATCAGCTCCTACTGCTTTATATGCTTGTTTCAACATGTCCTGCTCTTCTTGGGTGTAAGGGTGTGTTGATTTTTGCTTACCTATCCAAGTTTTGCCCTTCATATCAAGAGGATCTTTACCGTTAGCGCCAGCCACTGCCATACCTAATCTGTAGCTGGTATAATCACCACTCATACGTTCCGAATCGCCATATGTGTTTAGTCCTGCTGTGGACTGTTGCATTCGTTTACTGATTTTCTTTTCTGAAGTCTCTAGCAACTCTTGCTCTATCTGTGCCATTTGTTCTGCTAACTCGTCAGATGTAGTTTGATTGGTAGCTGTTTTCTTAGCAGCCTTGGCAGCTTCTTTTTCAGCTTTTAATCTATCACGCTCTGCCTTAGCCGCTTCTTTTTCAGCAGCCTGATTTAAGTAAGGTGTTAAGAAGTGTTTTACAACTTCAAAGAATGAATGTCCGGCTACTAGTGTATCAGCAGGAACACCTGCTGCCTGTTCAAATGCTTCTTTGTCATCATTGGCTACTGCAGCTCGTAAATCGGTAGCACTGGAAATACGGTCAGCTGGAGCCCATACTATATCTCTAAATCTATAGTACCCGTGCGCTCCTTCGATACCATTGGATTTTTGTAACCCTGGTACGTAAACTTTAGAGTCTTTCTCATCAGTTACTATGTGTAACGTAACAGCACCGAACTTTTTATAAACATGTGTTGCCAATGTCCACCAACTTTGCTCTGCTACTAAGTGTCCTTCTACTTCTGGCATGATTGTTTTCATGGCAGCAATTTTTACTTTAAATGGTAAAGGATCTTTGGGTCCTACTGTGCTTTCGTTAGTACCTACAAACCACTCGTCGAATTGCGAAGCAGTATCCCACGCAGCCTTGTGCCCTTGATGCGGCGGATTAAAGCGGCCAAAGATTATAGCTACATCTTTAACGCCACTTTCTTCTTCGTATATGTTTTCAAATAATTGTCTTAGTTTCATGATACTTTTTTTCCTGGCGCCCACGTTGTCGGAACAAGTTTAATGTTACCATATTTATGTCCGGGCTGTGCGTAGCGAACGTAGCCTTCGCCGTCAGTATCCCATATTTCAGGCTTACCTTGACTCTTATATGCGGCATACACTTCGTCTTTCATATTTCGAATATCTTTAATTAATTTCAACATACCGTCAAATGCGCCAGGATGTGCTTTAATCATTTCAATAATATGTTGTTGCTTAGGCTTGCTCACGCCTTTTGTTGTCATCCAGTCGATAAATGTTTTGCCTGTTATGCTGTCAAAACGTTGTTCGTTATTAGCATGTAAGTTACTCATAGCATTAAAGAATGGATATAGTACTCCATTCTTATCTGGATCAGGCAAGCTATCGATAAACGCATCTATACTAGGACCGATACCATCGACCTCGTTAGTAACTTCATCGATTAGTGAATCAATTTGTCCAGTATCTTGTCCGCTGCCGCCACTGGTGTAAATCGGACCTTGAACAATCAAGCCGGATGACTGATTAAACATTTCAAAATCATCCATTGGCTTTTGTGCTCTGTCAGGAGCACCGTATGTATCAAACATGGCATGCCCTACAACCATAACTTGCGCCTTAGCAATACGCTGTCCTAACTCGCTGGCAGCATCTACGTGATAAGTTGTATTTGATTTAGGGTTTGGGCTAAATGTCCAAACACCTTTAGGGTAACCTTCTTCCTGTACTAGTTGTTTTGGATTAGCAGGATCTACACCAAATAAGTTATCGGCATATACAAATCCTACAAAGTCTTTTGGAGTCGCTGCATCGAATAGCGGATATAAATTTGCAAATTGTTGCGCAAATTGTTGACGTTCTTTTTGTTGCTCTGGAGTTTTTGCCTTACCGCTTTGGTTAGCAATGAAATCGTAAACACTTTCTTTACTGTCGCCTTTAACTCCGCGACTCCATTGATTGTGTCCTGCTAGAATAAGAGGACCGTTAGCAACTTCTCTACCCCAATAGATTTGAGGATTACCGTCCCATTTGCCACGGACTGTAGTATTGCCTTCAGATTCGGTGGCAATTTCTTTAAAATGACTTAGTGCTTCTAGTGTTCCTTTGGAACCTTTAAAGAAGACCAGATGTTCTGGATGATTAAAGGCACGGCCGTATTTTTCCATACTGTCATCAACAGGAGCACTAGCCTCACGAAAAAATAATTCTCTTAGTAGCACAATTAATCCTTATACTTTCCATCGGAATGATTCTTACAGATTTCCTCGTGCATTTGTTTGCAAACTTCTTTAAAAGTTATTTCTTCGATATCATCTGGTAAGTTACGTATAGGATATTTTTTGATGTACTGTTTATAGCTTTCTCGCACAGCATTGGTGAATATGCTAGGGTTAGTTTTTTCATTTGTTTCAATACGATTGATACATCGCGAAACACTAGGATACACGTGGCGTCGATAAACATCGTCATCGTTATTCATGTAAAATATCAGATCTTCACAGAGATCGTAGTCAATCTCTGTCTTATCCCCGTCAGTCTTAACGAAGTCCAGATCATTAAATTTTTTACCCTCTAATAGCTCTATAATACGCATTTTAATCCCATTTTTTACTAAAATATTCAGTCGCAGTAATATACTGCCGGTAGTGTATTTATCGAGAACGGGATTTTAAGATTACGCTTTGATTATGCGTTCTATTTTGTTTATAGACCCACCTAAGTGCATCTTTGCCATTAGTAGGTTATTATCACCTGAAATGTAGAAATGCGTACCGCCCCAACTACGATCCTTGTTTAATTCTCGGCGACACGCTTTGGTCAATCTAAGCTTCTTACTTTGTTCTGCCCATTCGATAAATGCGCTATGATTCTGTATAGTTTTGCCCACGGTGATCCTATACTCAAACTCTACCTTGGGCATTATTATAGTATCCTGTGCCAGTGTTGTATCGTCGGGCGGGCAACACACATATTTGACTTTAGATTCGTCTATGTTGATTAATGATTGTATTTCTGCCCAAGATATCGCATAGACGCTAATCCAAGGAGTTTCAACACGTACATCGACTCCTGGCAGTTTTTTAAGTTCAGATTGTAACTTGAATGCGTAATCTAAATCATCTTGCGTTCTGATACTATTGTTCCAGAATACATCCACATTCTTAGTAAGATTTACTTTTTTAAGATGATCTAGAGCATTGTCAAGATCGCCGCCGCGAAACCAACTGGCACCCGCACAAATTAAAACTAACTTGTACGGGTACTTATTTCTAAACAGCTTATTAGTTGTCTTGAATAACATCTTCAGCAGGAGCTTCAACAGCTAGTAGCGGAACCTTAAGTGCTTTCGGTTTTGAAAGCAGTTGGATCTTGTCGTTGTCTATGGTAATAGTCAACCATCCGCCATTCTTCAAATCTCCAAACAACATCATCTTAGCAAGATCACGTTTAATCTCTTTATCGATTACACGCTGTAATGGACGAGCACCCATCTTAGGATCAAATCCTTTCTCGATCAACCAGTCAATTGCTTCCTTGTCAATTTTAACACGAATTGCTTTTTCTTTAACTTGATCTTTGAGCTCATCGATGAACTTATTAACAATCTTAACCATAGTGATCTTATTAAGTTTGTTAAATGTAACAATGCCGTCTAAGCGATTGCGGAACTCTGGTGTGAAGAACTTTTTCAAGTCTTTATCGCTGTAGTCCTTTTCCTGTGCGCCGAACCCAATAACGTTCTTTTCAGCATCTTGTGCGCCGGCGTTGGTAGTAAGGATGAGGATCAGCTGACGACAATCAGCTCTCTTACCATTCGAACCTGTAATAAATCCGTTATCCATCATTTGTAGCAATACTGTGCTTACATCTGGATGTGACTTTTCAACTTCGTCAAACAATAGAACAGCGTTAGGATTCTCTTGAATCTGTGTAATCAACAGGCCTGCGTTTTCTTCAAAGCCAACATAACCAGGAGGGCTACCGATTAGCTTAGAGATACTGTGCTTTTCTTGATACTCTGACATGTCAAAGCGCAACAGCTTAGTACCCAAGTGTTTAGCCAATGCTTTAGCAGTTTCTGTTTTACCGCATCCGGTAGGTCCCATGAACACAAAACTACCGATAGGCTTGTTCTCAGGTTTCAATCCTGCTTGAGCTACCATAATTTTATCAATAACTTCTTGAACAGCTACATCTTGTCCAAATACATCTGCTTGAAGTTTAGCTTGTAAAGTAGCAAGATTATCGCTTTCTTGTTCTGCTACTACTTCTTCAGGCATCTGAACAACTTTAGATAGTTCATGTTGAATCTCACGTTCAGTAACTACACGGTCACCGGCAAGTTTCAAATTGAAGCGTGAGCAAGCCAAGTCTATCAAGTCAATTGCTTTATCTGGCAACTTCTTGTCTGCTTGATATTTTACCGACAATTTAATGGCAGCTTGTAACGCATCGTCTTTAATCTTGACATTGTGGAACGATTCGTAATACTTCTTGATACCTTTAAGAATTTGAAGAGTAACTTCTACAGTTGGCTCGTCGACTGTAATACGTTGGAATCGACGCATCAACGCACGGTCTTTCTCAAAGTGCTTACGATATTCTTCCCATGTAGTCGATGCTACAACTTTGATATTGCCTTTACTCAGCGCCGGCTTCATCATGTTGGCAAGATCGTTAGCTGAGTTACTTGCTGAACCAGCACCACTAATCATGTGTGCTTCGTCAATAAACAGAATAGTCTTGCCTTTCTTAGTAAGAGCTTTAAGCACCATCTTGAAGCGTTCTTCAAAATCGCCTCTATACTTACTGCCTGCTAGCATGGCGCTAATGTCTAAATTGTATACTGTGTACTCTTTAAGAAAGTCAGGAACCGCACCTTTAACGATATTGTAAGCAAGTCCTTCTGCGATAGCAGTCTTACCTACACCGGGGTCACCGACAAGAATACAGTTGTTCTTACTACGTCGACCCATTGCCAACGCAATATTTTCTAATTCGTCGACTCGCCCAACAACTGGATCGATTTTATTTTTCTTAACGGCTTCGTTTAAATTCTCAGTAAATGAAGCTAACGCTCTTCCACTATTGGTATCTTGTTCTTCCACTTCTTCTTCTTCCACAGCGTTATTAAGATAATCAGCAAACTTATCTTTGTCAATATTTGCTTGGGCAATGTAAAAATGTGCCCAGCTACGTTTCTCGCCCATCATAGCAAGGAATACATCAGTTGGTTCAATCCTCTGACGCCCGTTAAACAATACCTGTGTAAACGCACGATTAAGAATACGTTCAACACTTTGAGTTTTACGGGGCTTAACTACAACATCTTCGATTGTAATTTCTGCGCACTTATTTTGTAAGTAATCTACTAAATTCTTACGAAGATCATCTACATTCGTACCATATCCTTGTACAGTCTTACTGAACGTTTCTTCCATAAGCATGGCAAACAATAGATGCTCTATTGTTAGATATTCGTGATGTAGTTTTTTAGCAGTATCAATTGCTTTTTCAAAGACTGCTTGTAAGTTATCACTTGGTTCTACCATTATATTTCCTTTGTTTTTTTCTAGCTAACATTAATTTCATCTGGCTAACTTTTTCTGTAAAAACTATTCCGTCTAGATGATCTAATTCATGTAAGAAACATCTAGCATCTGTGCCTGTAAGTGTTATTGTACATTGTTTTCCAGTTTTGTCAAGATACTCTGCCTCTATACTTTGAGGCCGCTTTACTCCTAACCATAAATCTGGAAAACTCAAACACCCTTCTTCTGTGTCTTGAATAGTTGAACTTTGACTTGTTACTTTTGGATTAAACATAGCAAAGGGTTCTCTATCCTTTAATTGTATAGTAAAAACTCGTCTAAGTAAACCAACTTGGTTAGCAGCCAGCCCAATACCTTTAAATGTTTTCATTAAAGAAATCATTTCAGATTCGATTTGCTCAGCATCTTGATCAGTTTCAAAGTCCCAATCTATTGCCTGTTGCTTTAGAATTGGATCAGGATCTAATACTAATTTCATCATTTATTTGTTTAAGCCTTTGAACTAATGTAGGGTCTGTAATAGCGGGAGTTCTAATTACTACTGAAATAACAAATCTTCCCTTACGCCCACTGTGTGGATTACTAAATCCAAATCCTGCGCTGGCATATTCTACTCCGGATTCAACTCCTGGGCGTATCTCAATATCTCTATCAGTACCGTCGATAAATTTAACTTGTTTACGACATCCGATCATTGCTTCGATAGGACTGACGTAAACTCGTGTATACAAATCGTCGTCTCCTCTACTAAAGTTTGGATCGGGTAATACTACGATTGTTACATTTAAATTACCTCTTGGTGCTTGTGGATTCGAATCGTCACCTAGTCCTTGATAGCGAATTGTTTCACCGTGGCCGATGCCCGGCGGCACATTAATCACTACTGTTTGCATTTTACCGCTTGGTAGTTTATAATTTGCTTCTAGCTGTTTTCCTTGAAAGCTATCGAGTAAAGTAACTTGGCACTGAATATTAAGATCTCGATTTCGACGTTGCCCTGGGCGCTGTCCGAATATATCCCCAAACGGCCCGCCGCCAAATGGATTTTGTCCACCGAAGATATCATTAATGTCCTGAAATCCTCCAGTATGGAATCTAACTTGTGGACCGCCCATACGTTGCTGATCGTACTCAGCCTTGCGGGAAGCATCGCCCAGCGTATCGTATGCTACGCTAATGTCTTTAAATTTGGCTTGATCTCCTCCCTTATCTGGGTGGTGTTTGTTAGCCAAACTTCGGTAGGCTTTTTTAATTTCTTCAGGTGTAGCATTTGGGCTAACACCAAGTGTTTGATAATGATCGGTCATAGTCGTAAAAACAGGTCCAAGTAATATAGTAATTATACTATACTAGCATAGACCTGTCAAGAGATTGATTACTTCTTTTTGGCTGGCTGTGGAACCTTATCGCCTTCTACTTTCTTGTGTATCTTAATAGTTCTGCAAGTCTGCTTTGCTTTGCCTGCCTTGTCTGTTACAACTTTGCCTGCTTTGTCTTTAACATCGTTACATACTGTTTTTGTTTCAGCAGCCGCATAAGCATTGCCTGCTAATGCTAAACTGGTTACTAATGCTAATAATAATTTCATTATGATTTCCTTATAGAACTGGATCTTGATCCACTGGGATCACTTTTTTGCCGCTGGCATTAAACCCAACTGATGCTGTTGGCGCACTAAAACTTGGAGCTGGAGCACTAAAACTTGGAGCTGGTGTAGCTGCAACTGGCGCTGGAGGAGTATAGCTTGTTCCTACAGGACTACTTGGTAACGATAATCCACCGTTATTAGCACCTGCTAGTTTTTCTTGAGTACGTCCAAATGCAGCAAGACCTAATACAGCACCCATTGCGATGTGATATAGACCAGCACCTTGTAGAGTTAATGGTTGCCATTGTGTTACTGGATGACCCATAGTTGATTGTAATAAACTCCATAATACTGGAAATACTACAAAGTCAAAGGTACATGTACCCATGTATAACCAACCCATCATTGGACGCCACTTACTGTTCATCCAATCTTCGTTCTTTTTTGCGCTTTCGCTCTTTACTTCTTGTGACATAGTTTCGCTCCTATTTGTCTTACTCTAATGCCTACAGCAGGATGCTTTGGCTTCTTAATATTTATTTGACGCTGTTAAATATCTCTTTTTGTGTTTTATACCAGTCTCGCCACGCATCGGAAATTAATCGACATTCGTGATATTGACCGTAGTTTACAGTTACAGTTGTTACTACTTCGCTAAGTTTTGTAGTACCTTCAGCAACTTCTTTAAGATCAGGACATTCGACCATCAGTTCTTGTGGTACTTTTGGAAACTCTCGTTTTACAGGAGTTGCCGCGCATCCAACAAGCAACACTATGGATAAAAGGATCGATACAGTTTTCACTTTGATTCTCCTTTTATGTTTCTAGCTGCATCGTTTAGAATAGTAATAGCTTCAGGAGCTACTTTACATTCTGCGTCGATCTTTTCTTTTTCTTTTACAATACGTTCTTGTATTACTACTTGGACTTCCTTAACTACTTTAACTTTTTCTTTAATAACAGTTCTTATAGTTTCGTTAACCACTGTAGATTTAGCTTCAGACTCTTTTATCTTAATTTCTAGTTCTGCTACCTGAGCTCGCCATCTCATTTCAGTAGCCAACCCGCCTTCTAGAAATATACCTATTAACAGTAATGGAATACCTACTAACTTAGCAAGTTTTCCATAAGTACCCACAAATGGAAACTTTTCAGCAAACGTTCCTAAGATGGTTAATACTACGCCAGCTATCAGTGTAAGGTGAACTAACACCGTTATTACAGCATCGGGAATAAGACTAAACATCCAGGAAAGTTGATCCATATTTTATCCGTGAAGTACGTGTAGGGCGTGATTATAATGTTTGATACGATCTTCCAATCCAATCGTGCCGCCGTTAATACGTTTTGTTAATGTTAGAATATCGCCTTTGTCTGCCCATTGATTCAAATTGTTAGCTTCCCAAAACCATGCGGCACTTTGTACACAACCTTCAAATGTTGTTAAATGCTCGCTTGCTTCTTCTACTGAAATTTCTAAACTCTCAGCATAGCGGGAATAATTATCTTTACCGGTTAATTGAATAAGACCACGTCCGCAATAACGGAAACCGTCACCACTTGCTTCGTCACCGTTACCCATACGATTGCCGTACACTTTGTTAGCAATCATTTCTGGTTTTCCAGCATATTGATTAGCTAATTCATCTGTAGGGAAATATTTAGGGAATATCTTTCGTAAAGTTACCGCACGATAGTTTAAATTTTCTTTGATTGCTTTAAACCCACCCGATTCATGGGCGCACTGCGCAATGAATGCCGCGACACGGGACTTTGTATTAATTTCGTAATCTGGAAGAATTGTACAAATTGCTTCATGCCACTCAGCAATATATGGATTTCCAGGAACCATTTCTTTTAAATTATCTAGAGTAAAGTCAAAATCAAATCCGCTCATTATTGTTTCCTTATTAGAGCAACGGCCCAGCCGCTGTTTTCGAATATAAAAGTATTTCCAATCTTGTTGATGTTATAATTTCCAATAACTTTAGTTAAAAACATAACTTCAGCCATGTCCTTATTTTCCATCATCATCGGACCTTTGATACTATTGTATATATCTTGTTTGTTACCGCTACTGACTACGTCAAAAGATACAGGCCCACTGTAGGTCCTTTTAAACGTAATCGATTCGTCTATCAATTTAATTTCTTCTGCGTAGCTGTTACTAAAAAACTCGCTAAAATTATTTAATCTATTACGCTCAGTTGCTATGGTATATGATTCTTTATCCATTGGTATTTCAGAAGCAAGATTTTCTACTGTTGCGTCTAAACTTTTAAATGATTTAAAGTATCTGAATTTAAAATTATCTATGCCTGTAATTTTCTCAATTCCGTCTAGCATTTCACGTATTTGTTCAGCTACGTAACGAGTACGTTCCAGTTCAACATATACTTTGTATGTGCCATCATCTAACTCACCTGGGCTCACGTCAGCATCGAGTACAAAATCAAAACCCATCTCGATAAAGTTTTCTAAATCTTTAGCAGGATCTTCGTGATCAACTGTGAGAGACAACGTAACTACATCTTCGTCGTCGCCAATTTTACTTTTAAATGAATCGATCTCGATGATTTTTTTAACAAAGCCTCGTAAGTCGTCTGCTCTTAAACTTTCGTTAATCATAGTCATCCTTAAATTGTTGCCGCCGGAGCTGCCGGTGCGCCACCAATTGGAGCTGCCGGTGCGCCAGGCATTGCGCCCATAGGAGCTGGCATCACACCTGCTGGAGGAACTGCGCCTGCTGGAGGAACCATCGGAGCACCTGATTTAGGCTGTTCAGTTTCTTGATTCTCTGCTTTCATCTTATTCATGTATCCTCGATACATATCAAAAGCAACTTTTTTAGGCATCTGTATTTCTACAATCCAAATAGGTTTTCTATCTAGTTTGCCCTTTTTTGTGCCCGGTCGGATATCATCAGGTGTGCGAATTTTGCGAGGCTCTACTAAGTGACTCTTTTCAAATTTAATCTTGCAACCGAGATCCAACAAACGTTTACCAGCCACTGGGTTGGGCATTTTGTCAGCCGGCCACATGAATCCAGCAGTGATCCAATGTCGATCAACTTGAGGACCGTACGCTAATTCACCATCTTCCCAATTTTCGTAGACATAGATATCCATCTCATCCAATACTCGTTCGAAATCTTTGAGAATTGCTAAACTTGTATTATTTTCATACAAATCGTCTATGTTTCTAATTATGTCTAATATATCATGCATTTTAGCTTCCAGAGTGTTCTATACTTATTTAGCTGGTTTTAAATCATAACATAACAGTTTATTATTCCGCGTATTGTGTAAATAATAGTGTAGGACCTCTGTAGTTATCGAGGCGGTCGCTACAAGTCCTACTTTTACAATAAAGAGTAGGAGAACAACTAGATGAGTAAAAACCGCGTGAAAAAACGTTTTACATCTGATGTTAAGGTAATTGACTTTCAACCATACCTTCCCGCAAAGAAGCAACGTGTAGTTATGACAGCACGTAGCGCAAATCAAAAAACTTATTTACAAAAATTACAAGACGAAGACAAGAGTATCGTTTTCGCTATCGGCCCAGCTGGTACAGGCAAAACAATGCTTGCTGTAATGCATGGAATTAAGTTATTTCAGGATGGTATTGTAGACAAGATCGTAGTTACTAGACCCGCCGTTTCCGTAGATGAAGATTTAGGATTTTTACCAGGTACGCTTAATGAAAAGATGGCGCCTTGGACACGACCTATTTTTGATGTACTGGGAGAATATTATCAACAAAAAGACATCGCTAAGATGTTGGAGGAAGGAGTTATCGAAATCAGCCCGCTCGCTTACATGCGTGGACGTACATTTAAGAACGCATACATTATCGCAGATGAAATGCAAAATGCTACAGTTAATCAGATGAAAATGCTGTTAACTCGTCTGGGTGAAGGATCTAATATGGTGGTAACGGGCGACTTAGCTCAGGCCGACCGTGTTAACGATAACGGATTAGTTAATTTTTGCAACCTACTCGCAAACAGACAAATGAAGCATATCGACATCGTTCAGTTCGACCATAAGGATATCGAACGTCACGATGCTGTCAAGGAGGTATTATCGATATACGGTGATTCGTAATATCAAGACCTGATATTACTTGATCGGAAGTTCTGTATCGTGGGCGTCTACGGTATAGGACTTCTTATCTCTCATATGCTTGATCCACCCGCCAAAAGACATATCGTGTAGATACGATAGTCCAGTGTATCGCTTGGTCGATACTTCACTATGATCTCCGGTGAATGCCGAGATCGCTTCACGCCTAATAGGTACAATCTGAACAAGTGGCTCGCCCATTTTGATCATAGTATGCTTGGGTTCTTTTAACATAATGTTAAGTGGACTAGATACTGCTCCGATGTCGTGATCGATCCATCCAGGAATTGCTTCCCAATTACGCGAATCGTCGTAGTAGTACATTGGCAAGTACATCAAACTATAATCGTCTGCCGCCCACATTGACCACGGATTGTCTAGCTTAACAGTCATCCTAACGCCAAACTTCTGTTCCATAAATTTACCAATGACTTCAGGAGCATGAAACCCTTGTTTAAATTTTGGATGACTATACCTAACAGATACATTCTTACCATCAATAGATGGCTGCATTTCAATATCGCACCATGCTGGAATTACAAACCCAGCACTGCAAAAATCAATAATACCAGGACATGCTTTAACAGTTTTAACACTATCTAGCATGTGTTTCTTTCGAACTAGAAATGTATCCATATCTTTAAGAGCTTGCGGAATAAAATTCTTAGCAGGCTGTATTGGAGCATATTTTCTAATAGCCCATTCGTCACACGTAAAGTATAGTTGGTGCTGTTCTTTCTTTTTAAACGGCCACATTCGACAGATCCTTGTTGATTTGAGTTACTTGTATTCCTGATTTTTCAAGGAATGTAATACCACTAGTGTCCCTATAAGCGTCCCTATATAGAACACTGCTAATACCACTTTGGTAGATAAGTTTGGCACAGTCCAAACATGGAGCATGGGTAATAAACA